ATATCTTGGCATAATATATCCTTTTTATGTTAATTTAATCCGAATAGCAATATCTGTCCACTATCTATATTTCCTGATAACATTTTAAATTGCACTGCATCTATTGCACTTGTTGTATTTCCATATCCAGCAATATAATTTGGATTTGCTCTTGAATTTACTGCACCACTTAAATAGTATTCACTTGTAGTTGCCATAAAATGTTTTACGAATGTAGTGCTACTTGGATTAAATAAATGTAGCATACCTGATATAGAAGCATCACTATCAGCACCTAAATCTGTTGCCATTGTTTGAAACCCTGTTCCCTGTGCTAAATCTCTGCCTATATCATAAGATAGTCCAGATGGACTTCCACTTTCATAATGATAAGCCATAAAAAATGTTGAAGTTTTTGTGACATTATAATTAGAACCACCATCTGTACTTAAATTAAAAGCAAATTCTGTTCCCTCTGTTTGTGGGTGCATATTCACAAAATAAAAAATGTACTCCTTGTATGTACTATCAATCCCTGATGTAAAACTTAAACTTGCTGATGATGAAGCCGTTTGTGTTGCAATATGTGTAAGACTTCCAAGAGAAGATATTGAACCAAATTGTGTTATATCTTTTACTGATCTATTATTTAATTTTACAATACTCATTAGCTTCCTTTTATTCCATAAAGTTTTATTGTACCAGCATCTATGTTGCCTGATGACATTTTAAATTGTATTTCGTCAATAGCTGAAGTTGTATTAAAATATCCAGCAGTATACGAATCCATACTGTAAGTGCCATTATAATAATTATTTGTTCTTGCTATAAAATGTTTTACAAAAGTTGTAGAACTAGGATTAAATAAAGTCAATTCTCCTGATGCACATTCATCATTACCATTACCAATCCCATCATTAATTAATCTTTGAAATCCTGTTCCTTGTGCTTGATCTGATCCAGCAATATAACCTAATAAAGTATCATTACCAGCTTCATTGTGATAAGCATAAAAAACTGTTGTTGTCATAGTTTCATTAAAACCACTACCACCTGATGCGTTACCTTGAAATGTAAAATAAGCATTATTTGTTGCTGGGTGTATGTTGATAAACTTAAACATATAAATAGGATATGTGCTATCCAAAACAACACTTGAACTTCCATCTACAAAAGATATTGAAGAACTAGAACTAGCAGTTTGTTCTTTTATTAAAGTCATTTTACCTTGTGCTAATTGTCCAGCACTTGTTATAGCTGATATAGAATTATTATTATGTTTTACTAAACTAAAAGTCATTAGGTTACTCCATACATTTTTATTACACCACTTTCAATAGAACCTGAAGATGGTTTGAATTGTACTGCTGTTATAGGATTTGTTGTATTAAAATAACCAGCAGTATATCCACCAACACTATAATTGGTTGCACTATTCATTTGAGTTTGTGCAATAAAGTGTTTTACAAAAACTGAACTGCTTGGATTAAAAAGATGTAAATAACCAACAAAATTTTCATCAGCTCCATTACCTAATTGATCTCCATGATTTAATCTTTGATCTGATGTGCTTTGTGCTAAATCTGTGCTTGAACTATATGCTATTGAAGCATTTGACCCATCTTCGCCATGATAATATCTAATTGCTGTTGTTGTTTTCGTTATGTCATAAGAATGACTTGAAGAATCATCTGAACCATTAAAAGTAAATTGTACACCATCTGTTACAGGGTGTATGTTATATAATTTAAATATATATTCTTTATAGGTTGAATCTATTCCTGAAGTAAAACTTATTGTGGATGAACTACTAGCAGTTTGCGTAGAGATAAGATTCATTGAGCCACCACCTACACCACTGGGTAGACTCGTGATTGCTGACATGGAGTTGTTGTTGCACACATTGATTGACATGCGTTACTCCTTTGGGTATTTATCTTTTACTGCTTTGATAGTAGTCTTCCAACCATCTATTCCATTGTGATATATATCATCTAGCTGATCCACAATAGCTGGATACTCAGCTGCTCTTTTGTATTTGTATTCATCTGGATCTGTCCAAGCATTAACACTTGTCCAATTAATACTGACAATGTTTCTATCTTTATCTTTTGCAATAATAGTTTCTTGTGTATCTCCATTAATTAAAATTACATTATCATGTGTTGCGTAAATCGCTTTATGTAAATCTGCCATTATGCTAATACCTCCATGGCTGTAATTGTTGAAGCTGATCTTCCTAATTTTGTGTCATCACTATCATCATAACTACTATTAATTCTCATACCTTTAGTAGAACTAGAAGTATGATTAATTTTTACTCCATAAGTTATTTGTGATGTTGAGCTAGGTGAGTCTAAAAAGTTTGTGTTTAAATTAACATTATAGCTAGTTCCACCAGCATTTGATTCTTTACCTTTTGATAATCTTGGTCTATTACTAGCTGCATCAGCTAAATCAATTTGTGTGCTATCTCTAAAAAGTTTAAAACCTACTCCATGACTACCATTTACACCTATACTCAAACTTGCAAATATTAAAATTTTTGATGAAGTTGCACTTGGAGTTATATCAACTGTAAGACCTGTAACTATATCAGAATCTCCAGCTGAACTAACACTTTGACTAAAAGTATCAGTTTTATTTGTTGAAACAACTTGACCTATTTTTCCACCACCTTTAATTAATGAGTAATCAATTCTTTTTAATGTTCCAGCATCTGATATTAAAAATTCATCTGTATCATCAGGTTCACTAGCTAAAGCAGTTGTTCCAGATATTAAATCATTTTTAATCTGTGCAGCACCTACAGAATCATCTGAGGGTGTGCCCACGTTTAAAGTATCACCTAATAAAATTATAAAATCTATAACATCACCTGTTGCTAAGTTACTAGCAAAAGTGATTGTTGCACCAGAGATAGTAAAAGAACTACCTGGTTTTTGTAGGATACCATTCAAACTAACCAGCATGTGATTAGCGTTCTCTG